ATTAAACAGAATGTTATGTCTTATACAGTAACGACAAAGAACTGTTGGTATAACGATCATAAAGTTATAGTGAAAATGTTCTTCTTGAATGATGTTCCATTTACCTTCGATGATTTGCCAGAAGGTTATATGTATGACTATGAAATAGTAAAAGAAGCAGAAGAAAATAAAGAGTATTCAGTAGACGATATTTACAAAGGTTCTAACTATTTGATATTAGAAAATTGTCATCCTTGCTTTGATGCGATAGAGATATTAAATCCCGAAAATTTACCAGAGGATATACAGGCATTTTATAATGGAGAAGAAGATTTGCTGGGATAAATAAATCATAAGTAGAAGTTTCGGTGCGGAAAATTGCCATTAAACAAATTAGATAATTTCATCAAAAACACAGAAGGTCGTATCTTATACGTAAGTCCTGCAGACTTAGATGCAACCGACAGCATTAGCAATACTGGTAATTCACTTGCTCGTCCCTTCAAAACACTACAAAGAGCACTGATTGAATCTGCAAGATTTTCATATGTAAGAGGGAATAGTAATGATGAGGTAGAAAAGACTACTATTTTATTGATGCCGGGTGAGCACGAGATTGATAATCGTCCCGGATATGGTATTGATACATCTGGTGGAATTACAACACCTGATGGAACTGCAGTAGTTCCACTTGCACTTACATTAGAATCTAATTTTGACTTAACACAATCTGATAATGATCTTTATAAGTTCAATAGTGTTTATGGTGGTGTCATTGTTCCAAGAGGAACTTCGATTGTTGGTCTTGACCTTCGAAAAACAAAAGTTCGTCCCAAATATATTCCTAATCCTACTGATGATACTGTAGATCCATCTGCAATTTTTAGAATTACCGGAGCTTGCTATTTCTGGCAATTTTCTATTTTTGATGGGGATGAATTTGGATTAGTTTATACTCAACCAGATGGTTTTAGTGTTCAATCAACACCAACATTTTCGCATCATAAACTCACCTGCTTTGAATATGCTGATGGTGTAAATGAAGTTGGAACAAAAGGTCTCACAGATCTTGAGATGTATTATGCGAAACTTTCTAAAGCTTATGCTTCTGGTTCTGGAAGACCTGTTGATAGTGATGATGTATTTCCAGGAAATCCAGAAGGATTTAATCCACAGAGACCAGAATATGAGATTGTTGGTGCATTTTTAGCAGACCCAATTTCAATTACAGATATTATTTCTGGGGATGGAGGAGGAAATCCAACTTCTAGAATCACTGTAACTACTTCATCTCCTCATGGACTAAATGAAGGGACTCCAATTCGTATTACAGGAATTTCTGATTTTAGATATAACATTTCAACAAAAGTTTCAGAAGTTGATGTAAATGATCCAAATAAATTCTACTATACAATTTCGAGTGATTTTGCATTAATTAATGATAATCCAACAATTACTGGAAGTGAATTTGTAATTGTTGAAACTGATACCGTATCTGGAGCTTCTCCATATATCTTCAATATTTCCATGCGTTCCATTTGGGGAATGAATGGAATGCACGCCGATGGTGCAAAAGCAACTGGTTTCCGTTCAATGGTTGTTGCACAATTCACTGGTGTGTCTCTACAAAAAGATGACAGGGCATTTGTTCAATACGATCCATCATCAAGAACATATAGAAACTTATTCTACTCTTCAGGTACTACTCAATCTGGAGCAGTATTATCAGCAAATTCATCTTCAAGTGGAAGAGTTTATCATTTAGAGTCTGATTCCATTTATAGAAAAGGATGGGAACAAACTCACATTAAAATTTCAAACGATGCAATTCTCCAGATTGTTTCCGTTTTTGCGATTGGATTTAATAAGCATTTTACTTGTGAGAGTGGTGGTGATGCTTCAGTCACAAACTCTAACTCTAACTTTGGGCAGTTATCATTAGTTTCTGATGGATTTAAGAAAGAAGCATTTGAAAAGGATGATAAAGCATTCCTGACTCATATTATTCCACCAAGAACTATTGAGTCTGCAGAAGAAAATATTGATTGGTTAACAATTGATCTTGAAAAACCAAATACAACTTCTAAATTATACATCAATGGATTTGGTAATGAGGCAGTCGTACCCCCCATTCTTACACAAGGGTATCGTATTGGTGCAAAACTGAATGATAGATTATACTTAGGTAATAATTCTGCTCTTATCTTAACACCAACAGGAGAATCTGCATATAAAACATACTCTGTCAATGCTCCTTCTTCTGATGTATTCACTCTTTCTTCTGGCACTCATACCCTAAGTGATGGTGAAAAAGTTATCATTATTAGTGATGATGGAGATTTGCCAGAAAATCTACAGACAAATACTGTTTATTATGCAATTGCCCCAAATTCCTCAACCATCAAACTTGCAGCATCAGAAGCAGAAGCACTTACAGGAGATGCAATTACTGTTTATGGTGGCACCAATTTAACAATTACAAGTCGTGTTTCGGATAAGGTTGCAGGTGATGAAGGACACCCTGTTCAGTGGGATTCTGTCGAGAATAATTGGTATATTAATGTATCATCTACAGGAAATACGATTGGGGCACTTTCTGGTCTTGGTGCATCAGAACTCACTTATGTAAAGAGAACACCAGACGAGAGAAGTTTGGATGAGAAAATTTATAAAGTTAGAGTTGTTGTTCCAAGTCAACTCCAAAATGCAAAAACACCAGAACCAGGATTCATTTTACAAGAATCAAGCAGCACAGGATTCCGTGATAATAATGATTCATCAATAACCACAATTGATAATACAGATTACGATTATAACCGCAATTCAAGTTTTATTAGCACCTGTTCTCGTTCTTCAACAACAGTTACAGTCATTACAGAACTTCCACATAGATTACAAGTTGGAGATTCTGTTATCATCAAAAATGTAACTGATGATAGTATTGCCGGTGATGCATATAATGGAACTTATACAGTTACTGTTATTGATAGTCCATTAGAATTTGAATATGAAACCACACTTACACCAGGAACATTTACAAACGATACTTCTATAAGAAATACTAATTTACCAAGATTTGAAAGAAATGATTTGCAATCAAATCTTTATGTATATAGAAATGAAATTATTGAAGAATATGTAGATAGCAACAAAACTGGTATTTACCATCTTTATACATTAAATGCAAGTAATCAAATTCAGGAAGAGTTTACTAATTTAGAATACAGTCAAAATGTTACAGACTTGTATCCACAACTTGATCGAGACAATGAAAATGACAATCCAAATTCTTCAACTTCTTATGCATTGAGATCTCCAATTGGTGGAGTCACAACAAATGACCTCAAGAAGAGTATTACAAGAGAATCTGCAGATCTTCTTTTAACTTCGCTTGGTATTGGTCGTAAAATTACTGGAGTTTCAAATTCACCAACAAGTGCAACAATTACATTTGATCGTGATCATGGACTTGGTAGTATTGTAATTGGAGAGAAAAGTGCCTCTACATTTTCATTTACAGAAGGAACTTATTATAATGTAAAACTTTCTACTCCTGATAATGCAATTGTTAGTCCTGTAACATTTGATAGTAATTGGAAAGGTGCGACTGCAAAGGTTGTTGTTGCTGCTGGTGGAGACATAACTTCAGTTGATATTATGAATGGTGGTTCTGGATATTCTGCCGGAATATACTATTTGGACACAAGAATTATTGGTGGTGGAACAAACAATGGCTATACAGTGTCTGCATCTGGTATTTCAGACCCAACCGGTAATGTAGTTCAGTTCACTGGTATTGGAACTGGAACTGACACATATCATCGTATTACAAGTGTTTCTGACACCAATCAGATTGCAATCGCAAAGACCTCAGGAGACCCTACAATCACGACAAACAACTATGCCTTTATAATCTCACCATCGACTGCTTTCACTGCTTCTGGGGACACTATCACGGCAACGGCACATGGTCTGGCTGTTGGTAATAAGTTTAGATCAATTGATCTAAGTAACAATAATCTAGGTGATTACATTGTAGATACGGTGGTTGGTGTTAATACATTTACTGTTTCTGGTGGTATTGGAGCAGCATCTGGATATATTCTGAAGCACGGACTATCTTCTAATAGAGGAATATCTGATAGGTCAAATGAAAATCTTCAGACAAGAGCAATTACTATCTTTGACAATGAAACTCTGACACTGACAGAAACTGGTGGTATTACTGCATCAAACACATCATTTGCTGTAAGTAACTCTGGTATTGGAACGATTCAAAGATTCCCTCTTGGATCTTATATCCAAGTTGATAATGAGATTATGAGAGTCGCAGAAGATTCTTTGGGTGGACTTAGTGGTGACGAGATTACTGTAATTCGTGGAGCACTTGCATCTAAAGCAACTCCACATGATGAAAATTCACTGATTAAGAAAATCAAGATTCCTTCAATTGAATTCCATAGACCATCGATTATCCGTGCATCCGGTCATACCTTTGAGTATCTTGGATATGGTCCTGGTAACTATTCCACTGCACTCCCACAAGTTCAGGATAGAACACTTACGGAAAAAGAAGAGTTCTTATCACAGGCACAAGAAAGATCGTCTGGTATTGTTGTTTATACTGGAATGAATAATAAAGGTGATTTCTTCATTGGAAACCAGAAGAAATCTTCTGCAACCGGTGAAGAAACAACATTTGATACACCAATTCCAACTATAACCGGTGAAGATCCATCGAGATTAAGTGTAGTATTTGATGAAGTTATTATCAAAGAGAGATTAGTTGTAGAAGGTGGTGATTCTGGACAAGTTCTTTCGCAGTTTGATGGGCCAGTTACATTTAATGGAGAAATTAAGTCAACAGATAAAGTTAGAATTACTAATGAAACCGATTCCACAAGTCCAACATCAGGAGCACTTACAATTTCTGGTGGTGTTGGTATTGGTAGTGACCTTAATATTGGTGGAAATATTGTTCTTAGTGGAGGTATCAATGCCCAAAGTGCTGTAGTCTTTTCGAATACTGAAAATAATGTTCTTGGTGATCCAGATACTGGATCATTACAACTTGATGGAGGTCTTGGTGTAGAGTTGAATGCTACAGTTGGTGTCGCATTATCTGTTGGTTCAAGTTTAACAGTTAATGGAAATACAATACTTGGAAATGCACATTCTGATTCAACAACAATTAATGGAACATTAGGAGTTACAAGCGCCGTAACAATCAACGATAATAATTATTTAAATATTGGTGATGCTTATTTATCTTCTGGTACTTATAGTGGTGGACCACTATCAAACTTATCAACTAATGCATGGTATAACGGTACATCATGGGATTTTCTAGGTGGTTCAGGATTATTGTATCAACAAGTTGATACAATACACTTTTGGTATTCTCATGATGGTTCTAGCTTTACGAAACAAATGCAACTCGATATAAGTGGTAATTTGGAGGTAAGAGGTGATATTACTGCATTTGCTTTTTCTGATGCGAGATTGAAGGATAATATCACACCAATTGATGATCCTCTTACAAAGGTTCTTTCAATTAGTGGTAATACATTTGATTGGAATGAAAACTCTGATAAAGAGGGAAGTGATACTGGTGTGATTGCACAAGAGATTGAGAAACTCGGACTTCCTGGTCTTGTTACAACAAGAGATAATGGATATAAAGCAGTTCGTTATGAGAGACTGATTCCACTGCTTATCGAATCAATTAAGGAACTCACCAATAAGGTAGAAAACCTTGAGCAAAAATTACAAGATAAATAACTAAAAAGTATATAAAATGGCGAATATACGCAAGTCATTTAATTTCAGATCTGGACTCCAGGTTGATAATGATAACTTCGTAATTAATTCAAATGGTTTAGTTGGGATAGGAACCTCTATCCCTTCAGGATATCTCTTGAATGTATATGGTGATACTCGCATTACTGGACTTACCACAGCAAAAACCATATATCTAAGTGAAAATCTTGAGGTTTCTGGTGTCACTACAGTTGGTTTTATAACGGCAAGTAGTTTAGAAGTATCTGGTGGTGTAAATGTCGGCACCGCATTAACAGTTCCTCTGTTAAAAGTTGGAAGTTCGGAACTAGTTGATAATTTAATCGGATATGCTCGCACAACATTCATCACTGATAATGGTGGTGTAGGACTTCACACCACATCAAAAATTGGTATCAATACATCAACAAGTCCTGGTGCATCTGATCCTACATTAAGTGTTTTTGGTGATGTAAATATCACTGGAGTTGTAACTGCCACTGAATTTGATGGAAATATAAATGCTTCAAAATTAACAAATGGAACAATACCAGATGATCGTTTTCCGGCAGCACTTCCTACAATTGATGGTAGTGCAATAACCAATTTAGATGGTAGCAACATTACATCTGGAACGATAGATGCATCCTATATCTCAACACTTAACCAAAATACGACAGGAACTGCTGGAGGATTAACGGGAACACCAGATATCACAGTTGGTGTTATAACATCTTCGAACATTAGTAATTCGGTAAAAGTATCAACACAAGATATTACAGTATCAGGAAATGTTGGTATTGGAACTGATGATACGACTTATGAGACACACATACGAAGAACTGGTACTGTTGAACAATCAATTCTGAAAATTACGAGTGATCAGAAAGAATCTATAGTTGCAATTGGAAGAAGCACTTCAATAACAGATCCTGATAATGAAACTGCTTTATTGAGATTTGGCAATACTAATTTATTATATCAATACAGTTCTTATGATACTTTAGATATCATCAATCAGGGTAATGGAAACATTAACTCTTATATTGATAGTGATCCCATAGATAATGCGTTTATGTGGTTGCGTGGAACAAATACTCCACTGATGACATTAACTCGTGATGGAAATCTTGGAGTTGGCATTACAAATCCAACCCATAAATTAAATGTTCAGGGAATATCTACATTTACTGGATCTGCATATTTTAATAGTAATGTAACAGTAGAACAAAATTTAGAAGTTATTGGAGATCTAATTTTATCATCAGATTCATTTCAAGCTGATATCATCGGTAATGTAAATTCTACCTCTGGTATTTCAACATTTTTTGATATTGAGGTAAACAATCAATCATCTTTAGCAAATGTATCTATAAATGATGCTCCATTTTTTAATACTAATTTTGCGGACAGTCGATTATCGGTCAATTCTACAACTTCTTCAAGATTTTATGTTGATCAAGTTGGAAACGTAGGCATTTCAACAACACTTGCATTTGAGGAAGTTGCATTAAATGTAAATGGGAACATAATTTCCAGTGGAGTTGGGGTTGGAACTACATCATTAAAATCTGGAGTTGATTTTTCCGATGCAGGAAATGTAACTCAAAGATATATGATTCCACCAAAAGTTACAACAACAGAAAGAAATAATATTGTATCTGTTGTTGAGGGTGGACTAATTTATAATACAACAAATCAAAGATTAGAACTTTATCTTGGAAGTTCTTGGGTTGGTATAGCAACGGAAGTATAAGCATAGAATTATGGCACTACAAGGAACAGGACCAATTAAATATTCCGAAATTATTGCTGAATTTGGATCAGATGGTTTAGTTGGAATTGGTAGTTATAGAATTTCAGAGAATATTGGTGGATTGTCTAATCTTCCATTGGATGCGGATATTCCCCAATCTGGTTCGATTAATTTTAGTGATTTTTATAATAAGAAATTGAACGTCGTTGTTGATTGTTTTAGTGGTGACGTTGAATCTAGAGCAAATGCAAGATCGAAATGGTTTAATGATGATATTGTCGTGGTTGGTGGTTTTAGTAAGAGACCATCAAGTACGACTGGAAAGAAAGTTATTATCAATGTTAATAAAACATTTTATGCTCCCAAAAGTACTTCAGCAAACGTTTGTGCTCTTAAAACCGGCGGAAGTTGGGATGTTAATACCGATTTAAGAGTTGATGTTACTTCGTCGGGTAGAATATATGGTGCTGGTGGAAATGGTGCTCGTGGAGGTGACGCACGAACTGAGAGTGGAGGATCTGGAAACCCTGGAACGTCTGGACTGGGAATTCAATATAATGCTTCTGTCATAGTACATAGTGGAGCAGTCATTGCTGGTGGTGGCGGCGGCGGTGGAGGTGGAGGTGCCGCACGAGATGAAGATCCCGGTGCTGATCGTGATGCAGGAGGTGGCGGCGGTGGTGGCGGTGCCAGCGGTTATATTGTTGGAAGTGGTGGTGTAGGAGGAGAGGGTGAAAGTGATGGATCGGGTGGTAATCCAGGAGGATCCTCTTCAGGAGGTAATCGTGGAGAAGGAGGTAATGATGGAGACGAAGCAATTGGAGGAGACGGTGGAAAAGGAGGTGGACTTGGAGCTGCCGGTAGCCCAGGAGGTGATGGAGAAGGAGAGAATGAAGACGATGAGGGACCTGGTGGATCTGGTGGAGGTGCAGGATCAGCAATTAGAAGAAACAGTGGTGTTTCATTCAGCTTATCAAATAGTGGAAGTATAACTGGACCTACAGACCAAACTGGTGTAGAATAAATATCCAAGAGTGAGATTATTAAATTTTTATGGATTCAATATATGATGATTGTATCATAAGGTATAAGGAAGTATTTACGAGAGAAGAATGTAATTCTATTATTGATTATATTTCTTTTTTTGAACAACATAGAATGCTTTTTCATGATGAATCACGATTACATTTAGAAAATCATAAGACAATCAACTTGGCATATGATTATGAACTTCATTTGCCCACTGCATCTACAGTATTGGGATTGGTTCTTCCAAAATTTAAAGATTGTGTTGATTCTTATTTGAAAAAATATAGTGTTCTATCATGTAAAAAGTTTTTAGTTCATGATTGTAAACTGAAAAAAATATCCGCTGGTGGTGGATTTCATTCTTGGCATTTTGAAAGTGGAACAATATCAACAACACAAAGAATTTTTGTCATTCAACTTTATTTAAATGATGATTTTGATGGTGGAGAAACAGAATTTTTATATCAAAATAAAAGAGAAAAACCTTCTGCGGGTGATGTTTTGATGTTCCCTACTAGTTACACACATACCCATAGAGGAAATCCTCCTATTGGTGGTACAAAATATCTTGTCACATCTTGGGGGTGGTTGCAATATGATGATGGTCAATACTAATGGAAAACATTATTGGTACTATATTTGAAGATCCATTTCCACATCTGGTTCTTGAAGAATTTTATAACAAAGAAGAATTGGAACTTATATGGGAAGAATTAAATTTTTACACTAAACCTGGAAAATTATTAACAGCAAAAGATTATGGTGGTATTGTTGGATATACGAACGCAAAAGCACTTCTGTTAGATCATATCTATGGTGAGAAACATAGAGATATCTCAAACATTTTGACTGTTAATAGAAAAATGTTTACGAGTGGTTGTTTGGATCATTTTTCTGAAATACATGATTGCTGTTCTATCGCCAATAAATCAAATTGGGATATAACAAAAGTTAGATATTACCATCATAATCAATATTATAAACCACATATTGATAAATCGATACAATTTTTATCATTTTCATACTTTTATAAAGAACCAAAGAAATTTGATGGTGGAGAAGTGATATTTCCAAAGTATGATTATGAATATGAATGTAAGAATAATTCCATGATTATTTTTCCTGGTTGGGTGGAACATGGAGTTAAAAGAGTCACTATTGATGATAGTGATTATTTCGATGGTTATGGAAGATATGCGATAACTTCCTTCTTTGGAAATAGAAATAAAAAAGATAACTTGACAAACTCCTAAAATACTGCTAGACTACCTTTGTCTGGGTTGAAGATGAGAGACTAAGCCACTTTGAGAACCGTCTACCAGGTCGCACTGGGGACGGTTTTCTGCTATAATAACTTCATACCGAACAGGAGAGCACTTGACCATCACCTTGCGTCCCCATCAGAAAGAAGCAGTCAATGCGATGTGGGACAACAACAAAGGTCAGGTT